AAAATGACCAAACTCCACATATTACAGATACTGCCTTTTTTCTTTGAATTTTGCCTTTGCGTCGTCGAGCAATTCCTTCTCGTTCGGGTCAACGATGAGACCCCTGAACATGAGCATCTCGAACGAAGGGTTTGCAACAAGGGGGACACCCATGTTTGACTTCCATGCGTAAAGCACGGCTTCACCAGAATATCCCTCGACCTCGACTTTCATGCCGTCGATGCCCTTGGATTCGTTTACCATGAGGCGGAACGGTTCGGCATCGTCTTTCGAAATCTGGACGATGTCGTTACCGAGCTCCTCCGATATCTTACCGTGTAAGTATACCCCGCACACGTTGAGGTAATCCTTGCTTGGTTCGCTTTTATCTGACCTGAATTTCATTACTAGCACTCCATTTCGACGCAGCTGAAATTCATGGTTTCGCCGCTTCCCATTTCATACTTTTGCATCCTTTCAAGAATGTACTCTACATTTGTACCAGAGGCAAAACTTGCTACCAGCCACCAAACTGACTCGACAAAGTCTTCATCGGCAGAATACTTTTTGACAATGTCCTTCACCTTGCCTTCAAGACCATCGACCCGTTGTTTCATGTTTGAGATAAACAAATCCCAAAGTTCCTTACTCAACTTCTCAACAGTCTTCCTGTCAAGCTCAATATATTTGAGTTGACCATCTTTGCCATGGACAAACAGACATCGTTCAATTTCATACCGAAGCCTCCAATCGTCTATCGGTGTAGTAATAGTCTTTGCACCCTGGCTCAAGTGGATATCAAGCAGAAGGTCGTTATTCTTCAACTTTTCCATTTCGTAGTCAGAAAGCACAGTTACCACATGGCATGAACTGGAATTGGTTTCAAAAACCGAGTTGCGAATCGTTTTCATCGTGTTTCCTTTAATTGTAATTAGGCGTCCGTAAGGATTGGCTCGCCAGTCTTTTCGGAATAGTCCTTGGCGTTGTTCCATTTGTCGAAATACTCACGGGCGGTCATCCCAGGCCAGAACTCCCTGACTTCGGGACGTTCGTTATCACGCAGGTTCTCGAAATGGCGTTCAATTTCTGGAAGGATACCATCGTAGAGGTCTGGACGAAGACGTTTCAGTCCGTACATCAGACCGATAACGTCTGAAAACGACAGCTTGATTCCATCTTCATAATCCGCATAGAATACAGAATCCTTGAACAGGTGGTTATTGTCCTTTATCCACTTGTATTCAAGTGTCTTGATGTTCTTGACATCAACCCACAAATCCCATCTCGGGTTACGCAGCTTGACGAAATCGGGCGGCGGACTGTCCTGCGTGTACTCGTCAGACACCAGATACTCCTCGGATTCATCATCGTAGTAGTAAAGGTGCTGCTCGTAATCAGGGTCTTCGGAAACCATGTGACACCCCTTCTCACCCTTCCAGGTGATACCGAAAATGTCAGTGAAGGTACACGAATGCATGCCGAACTGGTCAGCATCCTTCTCGATTGAATCGAAGAACGGCAGCTTGTCCTTACCCAATCCCTTGCGGGCACGGTAGCGCATGAAGAGCTTGTTATTCTCGTTCGGATTGTCAATCTCCCAACGCCACTTGTTTGCGTCGTAGTAAGGATAAGCGCTCAGGTATTCATGTATCTCACACATGGTTTCCCCCTACGGTTAAGCCTGAATTCCGTAATACCTGAAAGTGTCTGGGAACAGCTTGGCATCGAGAACATCCATGTACGGGCTCATTTCGGGAATGATGGTCATGGACTTGCGGTCAAAGAAGAAGCGGGTATCACGGTGCCACTTGTCTGGGTTGTTTTCAACCCTGCGGCCAAAGATGGTATAACGGATGTTGTCACGTTCGAGACGGTATGCCTGATAGTCAACGAGCTTTTGCGGCTGCGGCTTCAACATTCCACCGAATACTTTGTCAAGATTAGGTTCGATACCGAACATAGGTTTCTCCTTGTAATGAAACTTTTTTGATAAATATACCCATTTTGACGAGATTTGGCAAGTGGTATCGAGAATATTTTCAATAAAAATGTGAAACATTTAATTGAATGTTTCACACAAATGTTTCACACAATATGCAGGTTACACGTCGAGGCTGCTTCTGCGGTTGGACTGGAACTGTTCCTTAACAGCCTTTCCGTATGCATCTTCCAGAATTTTGTGGCAAATCATCTTGATTTCTTCAACGTCGTCAGTGTCGCTTGAAGCAACGTAGTCGCCATCGTACATGGTTCCGAGATTCATATAAAGCCTTGGGCCTCCATATACACAGTAATCAACACGGGACGAGTCTGGGTCTTTTACCACAATAAGGTGAATTTGCCAGCCACCAATGACCATCTTGGCCATACCGCCCATGTATTCAGGCATAGAGCTAGAAACGATGTGTCCGCAAAGCCATCCGAGGTGGTCTTGCATGAACTGCTTCGTCTTCGGGTAATCGTCGAAAATGCGTTTCTTTGGGTCAGGGCCGTCAATCTCTGGCCCGACAAGGTAGTTCATCTGGTAATCACCGCTGAACGGAAGCCTGTAACGGCTCTTGCGGGTGAACTCGTGACGGATGCGCTTGGAGAACTGGTACAGAGGGTCATCCGCGTACTGTTCGTCATCCTTTTCTTCCTGTGACTGAATCGGGATGTAACCTCCGATTGGCTTGTCGTGGGAAGGGCCGTCAATTTCCTTGACTTCAACCTTGTTGTCATCCCGTCTCAACGGAGATTCCCACGCCTGCTTCAACGTGTCTATATCGCAAGCCATAGGGTCCTTGTAGAACCCGTTCTCGTCGATGCACGGGTTCATTTTATCCTTGTCCTCGAAACATGTGTCGTGGAGCTTGGAAACCATTTCCCGCATCGCCCATGGCAGGCCCGCCTTTGCGAGCTGTTCTTCAAAAAGTGCCTTCCTGTTCATACGAACAGTTTATAATCATGCGGCCACTGAGATACAAATTGAGACACAACAGGATATTACCGAAATACCCAAAAAAGCTGTGCTGACAGCATTCAAAACCTTCGCCGCTTTCATGTGCGTAATGTAGAATGCATCTGCAAGGTGGTGAAACAGCACGCAGACAAACATAGATATGACACACGTCCACAGCGAGGTTATAAAAACATTACCCAAATCCATCATCTACTCCACTCAACCGTTGCATCAGGATGCTTGATGCAAAGGATGAGAATTTCTTCTACAAACGGGATTAGACCGAATCTCCTTCCGTATTTGTCGGTCTCCTCCAGACTTCCCCACTTGTACCATTTTTCGCGAGGAAGCTCCCGTAACTCCATTTTACCGTTTATCATTTCAGGCTCACGCTTGATGGTAGTCTCGTAGCGTTTCAACCTCTTGGCGTTATCGGACATGATACGCAACCCGTTGGAAAGGTCCTCGATGAGTTCGCCAGCTTTCCTCTGTTTGTCGGCATGGTTCCAAAGAACATCGTACAGGGTGATTGTGCCTTCGCCCTGAATGTCTTGTAGAATCACATGCTGGGCTATCTTGCCCGCATTGTGGGTGATGTTGCGGCTGTCGGACTTACGCCCACGGCCCTTTCCCCAGTGTAGTATGATATCTAGCGACATTAGTCCTCCTCATCCTTACCAATACGTTCCAGCCAGTCCTCGAAGTCGGAACAGGACCATCCCTCGATGGAACCGTCGGAACGCACGTTCATGTCGATGTAGTCGCCATATCCCTCGTCAGCAGGGCACATGCAGTCTGGAACGTACTCGTTCTCAACCTTGGCGACAACATTGCCGTCAACCAGGACTTCTGCAGAGAAGCAGTCACACACCTTGTAATGCAGACGGGCCTCGACACCAATTTGCCAGTTGGTGATGATACCAGTGTCGGGATTGATTTCTGGACACCAGCAGGAACCTTTCAGGCAAGGCATCTTCCTATCTTTGTCCTCTTCGAACACACCAGTCTCTGGATTGAGGATGTCGGCATCCTCGGTGTAACGTGCGTCTGCACAAACTTTCAAAATTCTCATGGTGGGAACTCCTATAAAACTATTCCATGGAAATATACATAAATGTAGATTTTATGGCAACCCATGTCAAAAATATATTTTAATCTCGTTACAGAGGAGGCGTTATGACCCAAGTTTTAGACCCTGTTGACACCTACCTGATGCTAACCAACAGTGACCCTAATGCGTTCACTCGCCTTCTTCTCGATACCGAGTGCAAAATGTGGGAGTCCTGTTTGCCCAATAAAGAAAAACTCGCATCGGAT